GGTTTAACAAATAATGGTTATGGTGACACCGTAGATATTAATGATAATAATCAAGTAGTTTCCAATCTCGGTCCGTATCGTTCTTACAGTAGTGCACCTGCAAGAACAAATGAACAGTCACAAACCGATGCCTTTTTACAAAACGTTTACGGACCTGAGGGTGGGTTTACAGATTTAATTTCTATTGTAGACATCCAAAGAACAATTAATACGAGAGAAACATATTATAAGTTTGTAGCATCACACTACAATCCCGCACAAATACTACTTCAAGTAGACCCCACAGGAACAAACGGAACACTATCTCAGGATTCAGCACTTGCACAAATCGGTGCTCAAACCTTGAGAAATGAATTCATAAATCGTGTTGCTCAAGAAACTTACCAACAAACATTAGGAAGAGCGAACGCATTTGACAATAGTGCGGATGCTTTCGATCTACTCGGGATTGCAGTTGGTGCTAGAACAATCATAGAACCGGATTGGCATATTTCAGTTCCCGATACCATTATAGGAAAAGGGTTAGATTTTATATCAAGAGTGACGGGTGTCTATTCACCATATTCTTGGATTCCGGGTGATTATTTCAGACCAGAACCAAAAACGAGTGGTTTGAACCAAGCCATCAACGGAATAGCATCATTGTTTGGTGCCACCAAAAAACTATTACCTGAGAAAAAAACTGGCTCTGACATCTTTTTAGCCAATACAGGTGGAGGACAAAAAAGTCGTTTGTATAAGAATATAGGTTACAGTAAGTTCCGCCCTGACTACAAAGGTAACTTCATCACCGAACTTAACCTACTTGCGCCTGTAGGAAACTACTACATAGGAACCAGAGCAAATGATTTATCTACCATTCTATACCCCCAAGACGAACTTCCAAAAGATGAATATGGAGACAATATTCAAATGGCGGTTCGTGGTTACACAGAAATGGGTAAACTATATGAAGGGACAGAAAAAGATTTTCAATTTGGACTTAACACAAGCGCATCAATTGATGGATATGGTGTTCAAGGAGGATTTACATGGGTATCCCCTAAATTCAAAGACAATGCGGGATTTAAAGTTGGTAAGGGTGCTGAGGTTTTCGGACAAGACACGGACTTTGATGGAATAGCTGCACAATATACAAGAACAGAATCCACTCAATATGATTTTACCAAGGGTTCGATACTTGATGATACACAAAGAATAATTGAATCTGTTCCAAACAATGGAGGAAGATTATACCATGTTGGAAACGCAATCGATCAAGTTTCCAAAGTATTCAATGATGGGTACAAAGAAATGACTAAAGGTTCTAGGGTAATCAAGTATGTTGATGAAAATGGGGCAATCAGAGGTGAAGAGTATTGTCGTGTATTCACCAAAGACACTCCGTACTATACCTTTAATGATTTACAAAAAACAGACGGAAACATTCGTAAATTTACAAACTCTGTTTTGGATTCTACATTCAATTTGAATATCGCTCCGAACTCACGAGAAGGTGGACAAGATTCCACTAACCTTATTGGTGGTGAAAATGGGAATGCTAAAAAATATATGTTTTCCTTGGAGAATTTAGCGTGGAGAACATCCAACAAACCTGGTTTCACTTATAATGAGTTACCTATAAGTGAAAGAGGTCCTAACGGAGGACGTATAATGTGGTTTCCACCATATGATATCTCGTTCGATGAGACGAACACGGCAAGATGGGATGAAAATGTTTTCTTAGGAAGACCCGAGCCGATATACACATACAACACTACCAAAAGAAGTGGTAGTTTAAGTTGGAAGATAGTTGTCGACCATCCGTCAATATTAAATGTGATTGTAAATAAAATTTTGACTAAACCACAATCTCAACAGGAATTGAATGCAATTGTGGAATCATTTATGGCGGGATGTCTTAAATACGACATCTATGAATTAGCACAAAGATTCCCATCTTTTTCTCGAAAAGAGTTAGAAGAAATCCTTTCCGAAAGCAAAAACCTCAACGATGTTGCTCCTGAGTTTCAGAATAGTCAAACAGGTGCCGACGGAAATGCTTCACAAAACAATGCTGCGAGTAGTTTCAACCCTATTTTACAATCATTTCAGAACCTTTCATTTTATTTTGATGAAGATGTACCAAATGGTGGTGCCGGTGTTAACACAACCTCTTTGTCTTTTGATACTGCGTTTTCTTCGTATCAAGGACAGAAAACGACATACGAGGCACAGAATGGTACTGGATCGACACAAATTTCAGACTTCTTTTCCGAAAACATTTCACAAACAAAATTGAACAGTTATACAGGGGATTTCCTCCCAAAGTTATACGAAGATTTAGAACAAAATGTTAGTGTTACACTTACCTTGTTAGGACAAACAGATAATACACAATCACCTGAGGCAAATACTTCTATTAGTACTAGAAGAATTGAATCAGTGAAGAATTTTATTTTAAACTATAGTTTTGGAAACGGAAAAAAAATATCTAAGTATGCTGATAGATTGAAGTTTGCCAACAATCCCGTTGGTGCTACAGGAACAAACGAAAGTGGTGTGAGTTGTGCCGACACCAATAATCAGTATAATATTGGAAGTATGGGTTGTAGAAGAGTTGTGATTACTAAAATCATAGAATCACCAAACCCAACAAACCCACAACAAGAACAAGAAGAGGCACAGAATAGCCCAAGGACACAAACAAGTCAAACAAATACAGAAGGAACAACGTCGAATACTTCAATACAACAATCTACAAATCCAAACTACACAAACCTAGCTAAAAAGATTTTGAAAAAGTTATTGAATGAATCGGACTATTTCCAAGTATTGAAAAGTGAAAACCCAATGATTTACGATTCATTGAAGGATAAGTTGAAATTTTTCCAACCAACCTTTCACTCTATGACCCCTGAGGGTTTAAATAGTAGACTTACATTCCTTAATCAATGTTTGAGACCTGGTGATACAATCCCAACAATCGGACCTAACGGAGAGTTATTACAAAATGACGCAATTAATACTTCTTTTGGAGCGCCTCCGATTTGTGTTCTAAGAATCGGAGATTTTTACCATTCCAAAATTGCCATCAGTTCGATTTCTTTCAGATATGACCCGTTAGTTTTCGACATCAACCCTGAGGGTATCGGAGTACAACCGATGATTGCGGATGTTCAAATGAACTTTGACTTTATTGGAGGACAAGGACTTGCGGGTCCTGTTCAAAAATTACAAAATGCGTTGTCGTTCAATTACTATGCAAATACAGAGATGTATGATGATAGGGCAGAGGCTACAGAAGATACAAGTGTTTTTGACAAACAAGTTTATGATTCATTAGTATCACAAGGACTAATCGGACCTCCAACCACACAATCAAGAAATGATGCGGGAACTACGATTGGAGATATCAAAACAACTTATGTAAGTGAAACAGGACAAACAGGTACGATTTCTTACAAACAAAGAATGGATGACTTAGTTGATTTAACCAAGAAGTATACTGACTCGGTTGTAAACAAACTTCAATCGATTAATGGTAGTTACAATATAGGGGCTTTGATGATATCCACTTCACAAAAGAATTATCAAAATGGTAAAATCATGGAGTTCGGTGGAAATTCATTGGATACAAATTTATACGGAAAATCTGATAAAATTCAAACAACTATTGATAACATATTCAGGCAGGCAATAGATGATGTTGATAATGATTCATCTCCACTGATTAAGTTTATCAAACCTAAGAATTTGTTGGAAAGTTCTAAGAGACAGTTCAAGAACCAAATGAAAGACAAAATTGCTGCGAAGAAAAATAATTTCTTAACAGAAATTTCATCCGCAACGAATGAAATAACTTCCGCACAAATAAATCTTATTGGTTTGATGTCAAAATTAGATTTCGTAGCCTACGACACTGCGGTGTCACCCCCTAATTTATTTGACGGATATGTAAAAGATAACAAACCCGTAATTTACAATCTATCAGGAACAACAGGTGTGACACAACCCGCAACAACCACAACCACAGATCAAGAAATGAAAGAAGATTATCAGACTATTGGTTTGGATTTGAAAGATTTTTACGATAATTTGAATAGTAGTGGATTAATACAAACAGGAGAATTTACCATAAGCAGTTTCAATCCATTAAGTACAGATATTTCAACCGATGCTGATAAAAGATTTTTCATCATATTCGCGGCGGAAATAATTAAAAACACACAAGATTTTATCACAACAAGTTTAGGTAACTTATCCCAATTCAACACTTGGGTTGACGAGGTAACCGCGGGAACAAATCAATTAAAAGGGTATTATGAAACTTCTAAGTCCGCGGCAGATGAAATTATTGCGACATTCAAGAATGACTATTATGATCCGAAGTTTGGAACATACTTACCATATCCTTTGAATAAAACCAGAGATTTTGACTATGGTACAAACAACAGTCCTACAAACCAAATAAAAACTAGGTTTACTAACCTGTATAAAACAACTAACTTAAATGAGAATAAGGATAGTTTCTTAGGTAAAAAGGTGTTTAGATAATGGCGTACTTTAACAGATATCAATATTTTTTGGTGAACGGGGAACAAACTGTGGTACCGTATGTTACATTGCCTGCAAAAACAACAGACAAAAGAACAGTATATAGAACAGGGAAATCTAGACTCGATAAAGTTAGTCAGGACATTTATGGTTCTCCTTACTTCGGATGGTTAATAATGGTTGCAAATCCTGAGTTCGGAACAACGGAGTGGGATATTCCTGATGGTTCTTTATTGGTGGTTCCGTTCCCTTTGATTTCATCCTTACAAGATTATAAAGCGGCGGTAGACAATCACTTCTTGTATTATGGCAGATAACATTTTTGGGAGAAAATTTTATGCTGAGGAAAAAATAGCAGTCGAAACGGACTATAACAACATCATTGTTATCGATCCGAATAAGGTTGTTATGGAAGATGGATCGTTCCAAGAAAGGAATGTTGCCCAAGAAAATTTGGTGATGTATGCTAATTTGGAAGCGAAATTTTTACCACGAACAAAATTGGCAAATGGTGTGACTTTAGAGGAGTCAATATACAATGTCCCGGTTGCGGACATGAATATAAATTTTTTGAATCCAGGAAACAAAGGGTTTTTGGATACTTCGTGGAGTGATTATATAACAGGACAAAATAGCCTAAACCAACAAGGACAAAATCAAATCAAGACATCTACAAGGACTGGTCCTGATAACCAACAGATTATTAATAGAACTGTTGTAAATCAGAATGACAATCAAACTTTAGGAATTAAAAGTATTAAGGTTAGAAACACCACGGCACAAGTGCCCCAAGTTGATATGGAACTTGTTGACATTCAAGGGAGAACTTTATTTGAACAAGGAGAAAATTCTATCTATTCTGCATTTTTCCAATTACCATATCCAATTTTCACTTTAACGATTAAAGGGTACTATGGAAAAGCGGTTCAATATCAGTTAAACCTTTTATCTTTTAATACAAGGTTCGATCCGGGTGATGGTAGTTATAAAATTAATTTGAAATTTATCGGTAGGACAACACAATTACTCTACGATATTAATTTATCTGAAATTGTTACCTTACCAAAAATGTTTCCAATTACCATTAATTCGGAAACCCAAGTTACTGACCCAGTGGAATCCAAAACAACCACTGTTACACGCACCCAAACCACCAAGGGACAAAAAAAACTTGATGAGGTTTATGATTTGTATGTTGCAAAAAATTTGATACCTGAAGATTTTCCAAGATTAACTATTGAGGAAATGTTGTCGAGGTATGAAAATTTTCAAAATATCATTATCAAACAGTATGGTGAGCAAGATTTAAGTGTTTTGAATGATATCATTGACTATGAAAAGAAAATAGAAACATACAAAAATCAGGTGCTTGGGGTAGGTAACGAGTCTTGGTTTGGAAAATACATGGATACCTTCAACTTTTATGTTAGTAAAGATGGGGGAACGAGATATTATAAATTCAAACAAGAAATTACTGAATCCGCAAAGAATACGGCAAGATCTGAATTGAAAGATGTAATTGTTGGTGGTAACAATAAAAAACTAAGTGAAAATAAAACTTTCGGAGCTGATGGGAATTATACGATTGATGGGGAAAGGATCGTAACTGAAGTAAACAACGACATCAAGTACAAAGATTTTTATAAAACATTTGACAAAGAATCCATTGATTGGGATAAAACCTATCAACAGAGGTTCAAAACATCAGGAAGTACCACACAAATTATTGCATTCAAGACATTAGAAGAGGCGAGTATACTTTTATTAACAAATAAAGTAGATGAGAACGGACAACCTGTTGAAAACGAACCTGAATTTTTCTTGTTTGGGGATACTGCAGTTCCTGGTAGTTACACAAGTGGTAGTTTCTATTATAAGTTAAATAAAATATTACAAGACTTCTTACCTAAAAAACAAAAAGTTGAACTTTTGATGTCAGAAAGATTGGCGAAAAAAGTTTCTTCAGATGAAGGATTGGGTTTTTATCCCTCAGTTAGGAATGTAATGGCAATAATAATTGCCAGTGCAGATGCCTTCTTGGCGTTATTGGATGATGTTCACAGAAACGCTTGGAATCAAAGACAAAATCCTGTAAGGTTGAATTCAATTATAAATTCCAACACGAGTGGTGTTGGGGTTGATACAAAACAAAGTCTACAAACCTCACAGGATAATTTAGATTTTGTTTACCCTTGGCCTCAATATTTCGAACTTGAGAGAGACAATAAGGGTAATGAATTTTATGTGGAAAAATATCCTGGAGATGTTGACAGTATCGCATCTACCCAAGGTTATTTGTGGGACGTGTGGCCTGAAATTGAATTCACAGAAGAGTTCATGAAAGCATCACAAAGAACCGTGGTAGAAAAAACGGACAACAATTTTCAAAACCCTGGTTTAGCCGCAACATACGTACCTGTTACATCTTTGGAATTCCCCTTAACAGAAACGCCTTACAAAACATCAACAACGGTTAGTAACTTATATGAAATTTTTGAAAGAAGTTATTTAATAGCATTTTATAATAACGTGAATTTTGGAACTGAAGATAAGTTTGAAATATTCAAATCATTTGCGGATTTAGAAACATTGAATATTCTCAATAATCTTGACAATATTGAAACAATACAGTTACTGAAAAATTTCAAGTTTACGTCAGATAATTTTGTTGAAGTTCTAAGACAAATTAGTAACGAGGGACAAGGAATTAGTTTCCAACAATTCGAAAGAGATATCTTCACAACACCATACATTGAGGAATTTGTAAACAAGGCAGATGCTTTTTATACCGACCAGACTGTAGATTCGAAATCAATTAACGTTCCTGACAATGAAGAAAGTGTTAAAAAGATATCAGAATTATTATCATCATCTTTCAGTAAAAACTTACGATTTGATTCAAAGTATCCCTTTACTAAAACTTCATGGGTAAAAAACAATCTACAGGGATTGGCAACAATTGGTAGTGCTGTTGATACCAACAACACAACCGAAACCCTCAAGTTCAATCAAACGAAAAAACTTATAGCCAATTTCGAAAACGAACCAAGTGAAGCGCCCTCAATTTTGACATACAACAGTTGGTTGAAAATTTCTGAGTGTCCGATTTTCACAACAAACTTATCAACACGAGCACAAGTTGGTTTGTACTACGACTCATTAGATAATAATTTTGTTACACCTCAAACGGGTGATTATAACCTACAAGTGACTGTAGGACAGTATGCGTTTACTGCGGCAACGACTTCGGTTAAAGAAAATTATACTTCTCTTCTGAATACTCCCTATTTCATTAATTCGATTACCGAGGCTAGTAGTAAATTAAAAAGTGGAGGAGATTATCCTTGGATATCTTCAGCATATCTATTTCTCAATTCTTTACCAATTGCTGGGTTGAGAGAAAAATACAAAACATACGAAGAGAACGTTACAACGGAGCTCGATTACATTTATGCAACTTTGAATAAGTTTTCATCGATTCACAGTTTACCGTATCCTTTCGTATTGAAATATGGTTCTTTGTGGCATCGATACAAAACTTGGAAAGAAACAGGTGGTGATATTCTTAGTGGTATTTCACAAAATGTTGATTACGCAGAACTTTACGATCCTGTTACTAGTGCGAAAACCAAATCATATGTAATACCATACTCGGGAAGCACAACAGAAATTGTTTTTGAGAGGAACGATAACCCTATGACGGGACAAACATATTCCACAATGAACTTGGGGGTTTATCCTAAATTCATTGAAGATTTTTATTATTCCCTTTCTCAAACCTCAATCTTTACGGGTTATAGTAATAATGATATATTAGAAGCGAATCAGAATGGATTGATTTTTGCTAAAAACCCACAATCTACCATTTTGAAATTACAAGGTTATGATTCAACCAACACAGGAAGAACCCTGACCGTTAATAGTTGGTATGAATATGTCGAATTGGAAAATAACTCGGACTTCGGAAATAACCAAGAAGGGCTAACAGGATTATCAAACAATTACCTTTTGATACCATCAAGCGGTGGTATACCTATCAATGAGACTTCATATGAGTGTTTTGATATTTCAGGTTTACAGATTCTTGAAGTGACGGGTAATACCTCAGTTTATAATGGTAGTGTTAGACCTTTATGGGGTTCACCAAACTTTGGGTACTTGAATATGTCGGGTTCGCCTCTACCACAACCTGACATGTATTTCAAGACAATCACAACAAACAAATATCAAAATGCTTTTAATTTTGAGGACAGTGGTGTTTATGATTACTTGGAAGACATTTTTGGAGTTTTTCCTAAAAACATGTTGGATATTTTTGAATCCAAATTCTTAGATTTTTGTAAACCACAAAAAAACGCGACATCTTTATTAGACATACAAAGTGGGTATTTTGAAATAGACAAAAATGATGTACTTGTAGAACAACAATTAAAATATCAAAACTTTGGTATGCTGTTTAAAGAATTGTTCATCGTTGAGTTGAGTGTGTTACCTTCTAACGATGAGCAAAGAGCCAAGGCGTTGGGAGATGCTCAACAAGTTAAAGTCAATTTTACTATTGATGCTTTCTTGAATTTCAGAGTTGTGTTAAAAATAGGTAATCCAAGTTTATACAACAGAAAAATTTGGAACTCATTTAAAACAACAAATAAGCCGAAAGACCCCTATTTGTTTGGTAGTTATTTGATTGGTAGTTTACCTACCACATCAGGAACAACAACATTAGCACAGAGCCAAGCCCAATACCCAAATGAGTGGACATCCTTATATACAAATATAGGTTTCTCTACCATTTCAGAATTACAATACAAAGACACGGGAAGTTACATAACGGACTTTTTTGTAGATAACAATGTTGCGTTTACTGTTGGTAATGTGGAAAACTGTTCAGGATTAATCAAAATATATGCAACACAAAAACTGGAGAATCCTTCATTGGATTCAACCGCATTCCAAACACAACTCCAAGATTATTTGTCGGGTACTACAGAATTTCAGGATAACATATTAAATCAGATTTTCACTTCTTTAAATAAAAAACTCCCAACTGTTAATGTTCAGAATCAAGTAGAACCACCAATTATTGACGGAAAAGTAACACCTCAACAGTTGTACTATACATTCAAAACATTCAACGATAGATGGATAGCGGGTGGTGATTTTCAAACCAAAACACTTTATGAGGACTTTTTATTTTTAGATAGGGCTAACAGAGATATAGGTGATAAAATCGTAGTGGATTTAGAAAACATCAAAAATATCTTAGGAAACCCATCTAATGGTGCTAGTGGATTACTTACTATTATCAATACATTGATAAGTGAGGCGGGTATGTATTTTATGGCTTTACCATCTTATGTGAATTTCTATGGAATCCAAGAAACGGGTAGTAAAGAATCTCCTATCAATTATGATATTGCAAGTGCTGCTTTTGGAACATACTTGGATGTGGATTACCAAGATTCTCGTCCTAAATTTTTGTGTTACTATGTAGGAAAACCATCAGAACATTTACAAATGAATCAAAACGTTGACTACAGATTTAGAGGTGATGGTAGTGATTTATCAAACCCAACCAGAAACACTTTGTCTGAAAACCAACAAAACAAAACGGATTGGGGAAAGAGTAATAAAGTTGTTGGGTTTGCAGTAGATTTTGGTAAAAGAAACCAAAACATATTCAAATCGGTGTCTTTAGATCAGAGTCAGTATAGAAACACTTCTGAAACATTCTCTGTTTTATCAAATTATGCTCAAGTTGCCTCGGGACAAAAGGCTTCACAACAGTCCACATCATTGTTCAATTTGTATCGAACAAGAAGTTATACCTGTAACGTAAACGCAATGGGTAATGTAATGATACAACCAACCATGTATTTCAACCTGAGACACGTACCAATGTTCGAAGGTGCGTATTTAATAACAGATGTTGAACACAGTATCGTGGCAGGGGGTTCCTTTGAGACAAGTTTCAACGGGACTAGAATCCCATTGTTTGCACTTCCTGATATTGATAAATTGATATCAAGTGTTAACAAAAATCTTTTGAGCACTTACCAAGAAAAATTAAAACAAATTGATAATCAAAGACAAGAAGAAGAAAGACAAAGACAAAGAGAAGAATCAGAAAGACTTAGACAACAAGAACAACAGACTGAAGAAGTATTAGGAGGACAACACAGTTGGAATACACAAACAGCAACTGCGGGAACAGGATGTCAAGTTGCTAACACCTATACTGGATTATCCGGTACAACTCTCTCAACAAGAACTGTAAGTATTGCAACTATGATTGCTGAAATCAAAAGTCTTATTCCAACTTCAGAGGCTCAGTATCAACAAAAAAGAATGATGACGTTCTGTGTAATAGCTCAAGAACAAGGTAGTTACTCTAGTGGAAATTTGACACAATTCAAAATACCAAACAACAACGTTGCTGGTGTTTACATCGATGGGCGTTGGGGTTCTTTATCTGCAAGTGAATTGGATGGGTATGTTTGTTTGAATATCACAACATCGAGAGGACAGATATCACGTCCCTTTGCTTCTTTCAAAGACATTAAAGATTCAATAAATTTAGTCGTTGGAAGATTTAAGAATAATGTACCAAGTGGAAATCCAACGACGGCACCAGGTATCACATTATTGGCTCAAAATACAATAATAAATTGGATGACACATTGGTATAGATATTCCAATGATTGGAATACTTTCAAGAATACTAATGATATAGAACCACCATACATCACTTATGCACAAAAAGCAACTAATCTACAAGTAAAGTTTGAAAACTTAATAAAAACCGCAAAGAACTACGACTTATTGTTATAAAGAAATATTTATAGAAAAAAAAATATGGCAAATTTCGTAATTAAAAAAACCAACAATGAAATTGTTTTCATAAATGGAGAAGAAACATTTTCAAATTTAGGTGATGGAACTTTCACATTGAGTAATGCAAGTGCTGATTGGAACATTACCCCTTGGGATGAGTCAGAATTCCAAGGAATATCTGCTGATGTTGAAATACCTGCAGATTTGACTTTAGGAACCGCAACCTTAACTTTGGTTGATGGTGATTATGTTCTTAATGTTTAATTTTGACAAAACACTTGTCAGAATATATTTATAAATAAAAAAGTTATGTCAAACATAAAAAAATTACTCGACGATTATCTACGAAAAGATTCAAGAATTGTAGAAAAAGAAACATCTAACGGTTACAAAGAAGTTTGTGATTTGGATACTGGAGATTGTTATACAGTCAGAATGAAAGATGGTTTGATTGAAAGAGTAGACAATACAATGAAATTAAATAGAACATTGAAAGTTGAAACACCTCATGGTGTTAAAACACTTTTAAATGGTTAAAAAAAAAACAAAATGGGAGTAGAAAAGAAAATCTTGGAAGAATTGAGTAGATATAATCAAATCAATTCATACATCACAGAACAAGACGCTAATGTTGTTGATGTTTCACTTGATGCTGGTGAGGAACTGACAACAGAACCAACCGCAGATACGGACTTAGATACAGGTGCTGAAGAAGTTGCTGAACCTGTAGATGTGGCATCAGATCCTGATGTTGAAGTTATTGATGATAGTGGAGAAGTTCAAGGTGAGGAAAACACTGAGGAGCTTGACATTACTGAACTCGTAAATAAGCAAAATGAAGTAGCTCAAAAACAAGACGAGTATATGAACAATTTATTTGGTAAATTAGATGATTTGACAAATAAACTACAAGAGATGGATAAAATTTTCGATAAAATTAACTCCCTTGAACAGAAAATCGAAAAATACAGAGAAAAGACTCCTGAAGAAAAGTTACACTTGAGAAGTTTGGACTCTTATCCTTACAATCAAAAGTTAACTGATTTTTTTGTTGACAAACAACCCGAAATGGAGCAATCAGGAAAACACGAGTATGTCCTGACAGCTGACGAGGTACAAAACTTTTCAGACAATTCAATTAGAGATACTTTCGGACCCGTTCCGAAAAATACCCCAAGTTTCTAAAAAAACAACCCCCAACTTTGGGGGTTTATTTTTTTATAGAAGTTTGATTTTATTTCTTTTTTTCCTATCATTTAACAACAGAGTAATCGAGTATTAACAAAAACAATTAAATTTTAAATTATGTCAAATTCAGTTTTAGATGCGGTTCTTTCACAGTACGAAAAGAACACGTCAGGTTCCTCAAATGGAGGTAACCGCATGTCTCAAGAAGAGAGAATGAAAAGATACTTCACAACTATCTTGGATAAAAATCAGAAGTCAGCGTCACGTCGTATCCGCATCCTTCCAACAGGAGATGGGAGTTCACCATTCAAAGAAGTATGGTACCACGAAGTTCAAGTAAATGGACAATGGCAGAAATTTTACGATCCAGGTAAGAATGACAACGAACGTTCTCCCTTGTCAGAAGTGTATGAAACACTTATGACGACAGGTAAGGAATCGGATAAAGAACTTGCCCGTCAATACAAATCACGTAAGTTTTATATTGTAAAAGTAGTAGATAGAGATAATGAACAAGACGGACCCAAGTTTTGGAGATTCAAGGATAATTACAAACAAGAAGGTATCTTGGATAAGATTATTCCGATTTGGAAACAAAAAGGAGACATCACTGATGCTGAAAATGGTAGAGATTTGATTATTGAGCTCTCTAAGAGTAAGACACCTGCGGGTAAGGAATACACAGTTGTTCAGACAATTATGTACGACGACCCAAGTCCTCTTCACACTGAAGAGTCAACCAAGAATGAGTGGTTACAAGATGAACTCACTTGGGCGGATGTTTACTCTAAAAAACCTGTTGAATACCTGGAGGCTATTGCACGTGGAGAAACTCCAATTTGGGATTCAGAATTGAAAAAGTATGTTTATGGTGACGATGCGGTTATGTCTCTTGGCGGTGGACGCAAAGAAGAGACCCCTATCTCTGATCCTCAAGCAGATGCTCAACCTGATGAAGATTTGCCATTCTAATTAACATGGACTTGGATACTTACTTTCGTATAGTGTCCAAGTCCTTTTTGTTTCACCAAAAAAATTTATCATAGATATGAAAATAAGAAAATTAATGTACGACTCACTCACAAAAAAATACGAGAGTGAAATTGCAGAATCACAAGCGACTCTGATGGTATACATGGAGAACGCCGTTGGTATCGGTGAACACCCACAACATTTAGAAGAAATGGATAAGTTTGTTGAAAAGTTGGCAAACGCACAAGACAAGTTGGAAACCTTAAAAGAATTCTACAAATACAGTTATGGCAATTAAGAAAAAAGAATTTGGAGACATTAAGAAAAAGTTTTCCACTTCGGCAAAATATAAACCACAACGATTCTTTGATTGTGGTGGGGAATTTTTAGAGGCGGTAGGTTTGCCTGGACCTGCGATAGGACATATCAACATGTTTTTAGGTCACAGTGATACTGGTAAAACAACCGCACTTATCAAATCTGCCGTTAGTGCTCAAAAACAAGGAATACTTCCTGTGTTTATAATCACTGAACAAAAGTGGAGTTTTGAACATGCACAATTAATGGGGTTCGAATGTGACGAAGTTGTCGATGAGGAGACGGGAGAAATCGATTGGGATGGATTCTTTATCTTCAATAATAACTTTAGTTACATAGAACAAATTACCGATTACATTAATTCTCTTTTGGATGCACAAGAGAAAGGTGAGTTGGAGTATGATTTGTTATTCTTGTGGGATTCTATCGGTTCTATTCCTTCTAAAATGACTTACGAAGGTAAAGGTGGTAAACAACATAATGCGGCTACTTTGTCAGATAAAATCGGTATGGGTATCAACCAAAGAATTTCAGGTTCACGTAAAGCGGATTCCAAGTATGAAAACACTTTGGTTATTGTTAACCAACCATGGGTAGAGCTTCCTGATAACCCTTTTGGACAACCAAAAATTAAGGCTAAGGGTGGAGAATCAGTTTGGCTTAACTCTTCATTGGTGTTTTTGTTTGGCAACCAAAAAGGTGCAGGTACTACAAAAATTACGGCAACGAAAGACAAAAGAACTGTCAAGTTTGCAACACGTACTAAAATTTCTGTCATGAAAAACCACATCAATGGATTAGGTTATGAAGACGGGAAAATTATTGTAACCCCCCACGGATTCTTGGCGGGAAAAGAAGCTTCAGAAGAAAAGGCATCTATCGAAGCTTATAAAAAAGAATACTCAGATTATTGGAAACAAATTATCGGAGTAGACGGAGATTTTGATTTGGTTGAGGAAAAAGAGGTAGGGGAATAATAAATTTAATTAAGTGACTACTACTCTTCTTGTTGACGGTGATAATTTATTCAAAATAGGCTTTCACGGGGTTCGTGAACTCTATAGTGAATCCAAACACATTGGTGGATTATTTCATTTTTTGAACACACTCAGAAAGCACATCTTGGATAATGAATTTGACAAGGTGATTGTTTTTTGGGATGGCAGAAATAATGCACAAAAAAGAAGAGAAATTTTTCCTGAGTACAAACAAAATCGTAGACAGACACTCAACGAATTTCAGAAAGAATCTTTCGATTGGCAACGTCAACGAGTCAAACTTTATTTGGAAGAATTATTTATCCGTCAAATAATGATTGACAGTTGTGAAAGTGATGATTTAATTGCTTATTACTGTCAAGTCTCGGAAGATGAAAATAAGGTTATATTTTCCTCGGATAAAGATTTAACCCAACTGATATCTGACAAAGTGTCTGTTTACTCTCCAATCAAAAAACAGTTTTACAAACAAGGGGATAAAATTAATATTGATGATTTGGAAATCCCTCATGATAATGTTATGATTTATAAAACAATCATGGGAGACAAGTCTGATAATATTGATGGAATACATTTTCTCGGAACTAAAACTTTAGTCAAACTTTTTCCTGAAATTTTGGAACAAAAAATAGAATTAGATTTTGTTTTGGAAAAAAGTCAAAGTTTGATGGAAACAAATCCTTCTACGGCTATTTCTAATCTTTTGGAGGGAAAAACTAAAAGAGGTGTAATCGGCAACTTTTTTTGGCAAAGAAATAGAATGTTGGTGGATTTGTCCTTACCTTTGCTCACTAATGAAGACAAATCTGAGGTTTATAATTACTACCGTGAAGATTTGGATCCTGAGGGGCGTGGGTATAAAAATTTGATACGGATGATGGTTGAAGATGGTATTTTCAAGTATCTCCCAAAACAAGACGAACAATGGGTTGATTTTGTGAACCCCTTTATGAAACTCACAAGAAAAGAAAAAAGAAGATTTATTAAAAACCAATAGAATATGGATAAAAATATGGATTTAACCAAAATGGAGTTCTTGCTAACTCTTAATGACAACTTTGTAGTACAACGATATTACAATGTTAAAAACTATCAGGACAACGCTCACCGAAGTGTAGACTTCTATGAGTTACTCAGATCAATCAGTGAGGAAATTCAATCTGACTTAACAATGAAATCCACCATTTATATGATGGATAATTTCGAACAAATTTATCTCGATCCAAGTGTCCTCGATACATCAAACACAGAAGAACCTGAGTGGTTCAACATGTATATCAAAGTTGGAGATAAGACAATTTGTCATAGAGCATTTGACGCTAAAGTATACCCTCCAAAGGTAAGATATACCGTTGACGTACGCCCACACCTAAAAAGTATTCTTAAGCGTTTGACTGACATTTTTTCAGACGAAAATTTATCTTTTGAGTACATGGATTATACCCTAAACTAAGTGTATTTATATTTCACACAGAAGACTAAATTTAACAAAAATGGCGAACGATAAGAACTTTGGATACCTAGGAAATACATTTCAAATACAACTATTAAATCAAATCATATTAGACAAAAATTTTGCTCGTTCTATCGTTGAAGTTATCGATCCTAAGTACTTTGATAACCAATACTTCAAGATTGTCATGCAGATGATTAAAGAGTATTTTATGAAGTTCGAACACTCGCCCTCCTTCAATACTTTGGAACAGTTGGCTAAAAGTGAAATATCCAATGATATGTCACGTAAGATGGTTATGGATATGATTGAAGAAATCAAAGTAGTGACTATCGAAGGTGCTGAGTTTGTTCAAACAAAGTCATTAAAATTCTGTAAACAACAAGAGTTACAGAAAGTTATGACTACCGCTCAAAAAATTATTGATAAAGGTGATTTTGAATCATACGATGATATTGAGGGTATGGTTAGAGGAGCACTTCAAATTGGTGAAGTGGATGAGGGGACAGGTACTGTATTCTCAAATTTAGATGAGGTTTTGATGGATGATTTCCGTCACCCAATCCCAATTGGTATACCTGGTATTGATAACCTTATGAAGGGTGGTTTGGCTAAAGGTGAAATTGGAGTTATTCTAGCACCAACGGGTGTTGGTAAAACTACAATCCTTACAAAAATTGCTAATAACGCCTTTAACTTAGGTTACAACGTTCTTCAGATATTTTTCGAAGACAACCCCAAAATCATACAACGTAAACACTTCACATTGTGGACTAAAATCAAGCCGGATGATTTATCCGCACGTAGGGAGGAAGTCATGGCAAAAGTTGCAGAAATCAAAGAAAACACATCAAATAGTTTGACTTTGAAGAAACTTCCATCAGACACCGTGACAATCAATCAACTCAAAAATCAAATCAGAAAAATGATTGCTGAGGGTACTCAGGTTGATGTCATAGTTTTAGATTACATTGATTGTGTATTACCTGGTGGTACAGCAAGTAAGGAAACCGATGAATGGAAGGCTGAAGGTTCTGTAATGAGACACTTCGAGGCAATGTGTCACGAATTAGATATTGCAGGGTGGACAGCAACTCAAGGTAACCGTTCATCTATTTCTTCGGAAGTTGTTACAACCGATCAGATGGGAGGTTCAATCAAGAAAGCTCAAGTTGGACACGTGATTATCTCAATTGCTAAATCTCTCCAACAGAAAGAAATGAATTTGGCGACTATAGCTATCACAAAGTCTCGTGTTGGTAAGGATGGTATTGTCTTTGAAAACTGTAAGTTTGACAATGAGTATTTGGAGATTGATACCGAGTCGAGTGTGACATTCCTTGGGCTTGAAGAGCAGAAGGAAGAAAGAAATCGAAATAGAATTCGAGAACTCATGGAAAAAAGACAAACCCAAAGAGTTTAAATAAATTAAGAACCCAAAAATTTTAACTATGAAAGAAACAAGTAATACATCTTTTATTGACACTCGTTATGTAATAAAACGAAGTGGTGAAAAGGTTTTATTCGAGGCTGAAAAAATACAAAGAGCCGTAATGAAAGCAATGCAAAGTGTTGGACATGTCGATGAAGATATGGCTGAAAAGATTGCTCGACTTACTAAAAAGAGTATTTTCAGAAATGATAAAATGCATATTCCTCATGTTGATGAAATTCACGATATGGTGGAAAATAAACTAATGGATAATGGATTAAATGACGTGGCTAAAGAATATATTATATACCGTTCTAAAAGTAGACCTAATATTTTTAGTAAGAGAGTCAACTTAAAACCATACGAATATCCTGAGTTAGTTGAGTATGTAGATGCAATTAGACATTCATATTGGGTTCACACTGAGTTTAATTTCACATCAGATATTCAAGATTTTAAGGTACACCTTTCTGAAAAAGAACAAACAGCAGTAGAAAGAGCGATGTTGGCAATTTCCCAAATTGAAATTGCGGTAAAAACTTTCTGGGGTGATATCTACAAAAAATTACCAAAACCCGAAATCGGAAATGTCGGAGCGACTTTTGCAGAATCAGAGGTACGTCACGCTGACGCTTACTCAAACTTGATACAAGTGTTAGGACTTAACGATGAGTTTGAAAATCTATTAGAGGTTCCCGCAATTAGAAAAAGAATTAAGTATTTAGAAAAGTCAATTGCTAACGTTAGAACAATTGAAAATCAAGATTACTTCGAGTCTATCATACTTTTCTCGATGTTCGTAGAAAACGTTTCATTGTTTTCACAGTTCTTGGTAATCATGTCATTCAACAAGCATAAAAATTTACTCAAAGGTATGAGTAATGCAGTTGAGGCGACTTCTAAGGAAGAAAACATCCACGCTGAGTTCGGATTCGATTTGGTGAATCTTATCAAAAAAGAAAACCCACAATGGTGGACACCTGGGTTAGTTGAAGATTTGAAAGACGCTACCCGTGATGCTTACGAGGCGGAAGAAGAAATTGTTAATTGGATTTTCGAAAAAGGTGATTTGGACTTTTTGAGTAAGGCTCAAACTTTGGAATTCATTAAACACAGATTCAATAATTCATTGAATGCTATTGGTGTTGAAAGTATCTTCACCGTTAACCAAGTTTTGTTGGAAACTACAGAATGGTTTGATGATGAAATTTTAACAACCAAACACACCGACTTCTTCAACAAAAGAAGTATTAATTACAGCAAAAAGCAAAAATCAATTACCCTTAACGATTTATTTTAACAACAAAAAAAATTATTTTATAATATGAACAATAGAGAACCATTTGATTGGATTAATGAAGAGTCAATTACCTTCCTTCGTAGAGGATATCTTAGTGAAGGTGAGGAACCTCTTGATAGAATTAAAGTTATTGCAGAACATGCAGAAAAATTATTAGGAATTGAAGGATTTGCCCAAAAATTCTACGATTATATGGGAAGAGGATGGTATTCACTATCATCACCTGTTTGGGCTAACTTTGGTAAAAAAAGGGGATTACCGGTTAGTTGTTTTGGTTCTAATATTGGTGACAATATCGAATCAATTCTTTACACACAAGCTGAAGTTGGTGAGATGAGTAAAATGGGTGGCGGTACTTCAGGATATTTTGGAAATATCCGTGGAAGAGGTGCTGAGATTACTGACAACGGACATGCACCAGGTTCAGTACATTTCATGAATCTATTCCAAAGTGTCGTAGACAATATATCACAGGGTTCTACTAGACGAGGTAGATTTTCTCCTTATCTTCCTGTGGAACATCCAGATATTATGGAGTTCCTAAAAATCGGAACAGAAGGTTTTCCAATTCAGGATTTGACACACGCTGTCACTGTTACTGATGAGTTCATGAAAGAAATGATTGAAGGTGATAAAGAAAAAAGAGCAATTTGGGCTAAAGTAATTCAGAGACGTGGTGAAATCGGATACCCCTATATCATGTTCACTGACACAATGAACAATAAGGCACCTGAGGTATACCGTGATAAAGATATGAAGATTTACAATTCAAATCTTTGTTCTGAAATTGCACTTCACAACTCAGAAGAAGAATCATTTGTTTGTGTTTTGTCATCGATGAATCTACTTCATTATGATGAATGGAAAGATACAGACGCGGTAGAAACTATGGTATATTTCTTAGATGCGGTTGTGACAGAATTTATCTCTAAAATTTATGATTTGAAAACTAATGGCACAATCGAAGGACAAAGAGCTTTCTTCTACTTGGAAAAGGCATACAATTTTGCAATAAGACAACGTGCTCTTGGTTTGGGAGTTTTGGGATGGCACTCTTTGTTACAATCCAAAAATCTACCTTTTGATAGTCGAGAAACTGCTAGACTTAACGTAGAGGTATTCAAGTTGATTCAAGATAAGTCTTACCAAGCTTCAAAAGAATTGGCAGAAATCTTTGGAGAACCTGAACACCTAAAGGGATATGGTAGAAGAAATGTTACTTTAAATGCTATTGCACCAACAACATCTTCTGCATTTATCTTGGGACAAGTTTCACAATCAATAGAACCAATTTGGTCCAACTGTTATGTGAAAGATGTTGCTAAATTAAAGGTGACTATTAAAAATCCAGTTTTGAAAGAGTTATTAGTTACACTAAAAAAAGATAACAAGGCAACTTGGGACAGTATTAAGAAAAACGATGGATCAGTTCAACATTTGGATTTCTTAACTGACGAGCAGAAAGAGGTTTTCCGAACTTTTGCTGAAATCAACCAAGCATCTATTATCAACATGGCAGCAGTTCGTCAAGATTATATCGATCAATCTCAGTCATTGAATTTGATGGTATCGCCTGATATGCCAACTAAAGATGTTAATAAACTATTGATTGATGCATGGCAGTTAGGGGTTAAAACTCTTTACTACCAACACTCAATGAATTCCGCACAGGCATTTGCAAGAAAAAAGTTGAAATTAAACGACTTGCAGTGTGTTGCATGTGAAGGATAATTCTATAATTCATAGACAATAAAGATAAAAGAGGACTTCGGTCCTCTTTTTTTTATAATTTAATGACTTAAGATATTTATGGAATATGGCTAACGGTAAAACATATGGAATAAATTTTCCTTTTCAGGATAGTTTACAGGGAAAGTATCTTTCATTATCGGAAGACGCTAACCGTGAAATACGTAGTAATTTAATCCACTTGATATTGACAAGAAAAGGTTCACGATATTATTTACCTGATTTTGGAACAAGAATTTTTGAATTTATTTTTGAACCAATGGATGCCCCAACATTTGAATCAATCAAATCAGATATTAAACAGAATGTTGAAAAATATATTCCCAACCTTATCATAAATGAGATAACTATAAATCCATATGTGGAAGAAGAAGATCAGACTACTGTTACCCAATTAAACACTGATTACTTGGATACTGGGGTATTGAATGTTCCAGGTAGAGGGGTTGCCGAGTACACTGCGAAGGTGAGAATTGATTTTACAATAACATCAGATACCTTTGAAACAAGAGATTTTGTAATAATAAATATTTAATAGAAAATGGCTGAAAGAAGAATTTCATATACAGATAGAGACTTTGCCTCGTTAAGACAGGATTTGATTGATTACACTCAACAATATTATCCTGACTTAATTGACAACTTCAATGATGCTGCTTTATTTTCAGTTTTTTTAGATTTGAATGCTGCAATTGGGGACAATCTTAACTTTCAAATCGACAGAAGTATTCAAGAAACTGTTCTACAATATGCACAACAAAGATCTTCTGTCTACAACATTGCCCGAACTTATGGACTTAAAATCCCTGGAAATCGTCCTTCAGTTTCTCTTGTTGATTTTTCTATAACAGTACCTGCAAATGGTGATCAAGAAAATGTAGAATATTGTGGAATTTTGAGAGCAGGTGCACAAGTCCAAGGTGGTGGACAAGTTTTTGAAACTGTATATGATATTGATTTTAGTTCACAATACAACAACGAAGGATATGTAAATGCCAAAAAAATTCCTAATTTTGATGCAAACAACAACCTCATCAATTACACAATAGTTAAAAGAGAAGTTGTTGTTAATGGATTTACGAAAGTTTTCAAAAAGGTAATTACACAAAATGATGTACGCCCTTTCTTTGAAATATTTTTACCTGAAAAAAATGTTTTAGGTGTAACCGCAGTAATTCAAAAGGACGGCACTTCCTTCCAAAATGTTCCTTCTTCCTCTGAGTTTATAACTTCAACAAACAGATGGTATGAAGTAGACGCACTGGCAGAGGATAGAGTGTTCGTTGAGGATCCGACAAAGGCTTCAGATAACCCTGGAATCAAAGTAGGAAGATACATACAAACAGATAGCAGATTTATCACAGAATACACACCTGAAGGATATTTGAAGATGACTTTTGGCAATGCTACTGTCACTGCTGACGAACAACTAGCCCAATTTGCAAGAACAGGTGTTCCCTTGAATATTGCTAATTATCAAAACAACATTGGTTTAGGAAGGACTGTACAACCCAACACAACTTTATTTATACAATACAGAGTGGGTGGGGGACTAGCCAGTAACTTGGGTGTTAACGCACTCACCCAACTTGGTACTTACGATTTACAAATCACAGGTCCGAATCAAACTATTAATTCATCCGTAGTAAACTCTCTGAGTGTAAACAACGTAACAGCCGCTATCGGTGGTGCAAACCAACCGACTATCAATGAGGCTAGAAATATGGTAGCATTCAATTTCGCAGCACAAAAAAGAGCGGTAACTATCAATGATTACAATTCATTGTTGAACACAATGCCAGGTAAATTTGGTGCACCCGCTAAGGTTGGTATAGTCGAAAATAACAATAAAATTGAAATCCAACTTTTGTCATATGATTCTGCAGGTAAATTGACATCCAACGTACCTAATGTTTTAAAGACAAACGTTGCTAACTATTTGTCTAATTATCGTATGATTAACGACTACGTGGTTATTAATACCGCAGAAGTTATTGATTTGAAATATGATATCTCAGTTATATTAGATTCTGCACAAAACAGAGGGGAAGTTATTTCAAACATTATCAATGTGGTGTCTAATATAATGAGTCCGTTGTATAGAGAATTAGGACAGAACGTTAATATATCTGAATTAAGAAGAGAAATCCAAGATGTTGGTGGAGTAAATACCGTATCAACTATCGATGTATTCAATTTGGTTGGTGGGCAATATTCATCCAACGAAACATCACAAAGATACTCTGACGCTACAACTCGTCAAATTCTGTTAATTGACGAAACTATTTTTGCACAACCCAATC